CCTTCTGCTGAGACAGGTGATCGAACATCGCCCACGCCTTGCCGCACTCGCCTTCAGCCTTCGGCCGACGGATGCCATTCTGCTCGGGCTGCTTGGCCTGCTCCTTCTGAGCCTGCTTGGCGGCCTTCGCTTCGTTCTTGGCGAGCTGTGCAGCGGCCTTGGCATCTTCCTTGGCCTTCTTTTCGGCCTGCTTCGCTGCCTTGGCAGCTTCCTTGGCCTCGGCAGCAGCGTTCTTCTGCGCCTCCTTGGCGGCCTTGGCAGCTTCCTTCTCCATCTTCTTCGCAGCGGCTTCCTGGGCCTTCACGTCAGGCGTACCAGCTTCGGGTGCGGTCTGAGGTGCGTCTGCTGACGGAGGGGCAGCCCATGCGGGATTGGTCTGTTCGTTCATGTTGGATCTCCTTACTCTGTGTTACAATAGAATATACATATTACAATACGCCGCAGATTGCAAGGACGATTTTAGCTCAATTTTAAGTGAAATAAAAAGACAGAGCGGAGAGTGATCCCCGCACTGTCTTTGGTTGTATCAGTTAGGAGACCATCTCCATCAGCTCTCCCTTGACCTTGTCTTTCATCTTGCCGGCTTCACCCAACCAGCTATTGAACAAGCGGGAGTCCTTGGAGTTGCCTGCCATGTGATCGGCCCAGTATGTGACGCCATTCAGAACGCCCCAGCCATTGCCCGGAGTCGCACCAGGCGCCTTTTCCGTTGCCCAGAGGACCTTCTGAAGCTTCGGAGAACGAGCGTCCGGTTCGTTGATTAGTTCCTCGATGTTGTGCTCAGTGTTGTTCGGCAGCGCAGGCTGAAAGAATTTTGCCAGAACGCGGACCGTATCGAACTGGCTCATCTTCAACTGTTGCAGAGCCAGAGAGTCGAGCTCCATCTTGGCAATTTCTTCCTTCACCAGTTGGACGGATGCCTTAGCGGCAGAAGTATCGAAGTTGTAGATATGGCTCTGACGATACTCTGCGTTCTTGCCCTGAACCCCGCCGGCCATCGCTAATGTATTGGCGCACACGACGCGAACCGTTGTGGTTCGAACGGTACTGGCCTTTCCCACTTCGTGTGGCGATACCAGAAGGATATAAGCCTTCACAGCGTCGCGTCCAGGAAGTATAAAGCCAGCAGAGACGCGCGCCAACGCCCAGATAACTTTTCCACCGCGGAGCGAACCGGCTGTCTCAAGTGTACAGCCTCCGACGTTAGTCCATTCCCGGAAGAAGTTCATCGCATCTTTGTTCTGAAACGGCTTCCAATCTTTACCAGTTACGGTCAGGATCTTCTTATCGGTGCTGCGGACCAGTGCCTTACGATCCACAGGAACTTGCTTGCCGTCGACGTTAATGAAGCACGGAAGTTCTTCCACTGTCCAGTTGAGGCCAGCGGCGACTAACATCTCGTCGCAGGTCACGCTGTCCTCGACGCGATTACCAAGAGTGTGCCACGGAACTTCGTGGGCGTAGGCCATTGTTTCTACTTCGTGCATTTTGTAACTCCATTGTTGGTGCAGTGTTGATAGGAATTGCTACTGCCCCACTATATAAGCACACCTCTTCATTTCAATGCAAGCACTATTTTACCTCAAGAAAAACCAACGCGCAATCACGAGAAATATAATGAGAAGAATGAGCCAGAGGAGAAACATCATTTCTCCTCTTGTGTTTTTAGATCATCAAGCATTGTCCATGCTATACGAAGTTCTCTCGCAGCCGGATGCGATCCAACTTCAATAAGTTCATCCTCGGTTGGTTTACGCATCTGACGGTTAGCAGTCAATATGTTCCACTCACCGCAACCGATGCAAAGCATATAATCGCCTTCTTTAGGTATGCTATGCGGTGTCTTTGATGTAGCAGTGGCAAGATCAAATATCTTACCACATGTCGTGCATATTCCAGGCAACTCGACAGTCTTAAAATTGTCCATTGTGCTCATTTCACTTTCCTATGTCATTTGTTATCGTCACTGCACCGTGGAACGGAACATAATTTTCTGATATCCTCATCTCCCAGGGTTTGCCAATATTGGAATGGTTTCCAATAATCCATCCCATATTGGATTGATAGAATAAGATTATCGCTCCTGTTGTGACATGCTTCATTATCATTGGATATGAAACACACTCGGGGTGAACAACGATATGCGATTTAACACTCATCTTACTTCTCCCATGCTTTGATACAGACTGGCACAATCGAACGTGCCAGCTCACGCATAGCGTCAGCGTAGACACGTATTTCATACTGCGCATGTTGATCACAGCGCAGCGTTAGAAATCTCATTAGATTCAACAGGTCGACTGTTGCGAACATGTGGCTGTAGGTTGCCACAGGAAGGACGGAGCGCGCCAGCTCGCGCGGTACACCGTCTTCGAGTAACATACGATAAGCACGAAATGCGTGCTCGCAAGTTACCTTGATGTGAGCAGCAGCGACTGGATCAGGCTCTCCCTCAGCTCGTGCCTGCTTAGTGTCCTTTGATTGCGTACCAATATGTTCCGGTTTTGGAACATAGAACTCCTCAGGGAGTGGCTTGTAACGTGCCGACAGTTCGTTATAGCTCCAAGTCCGATGGCGATGCCACTGGCGCAATACAAAGATTGGCGCCTTCACCTCGAAGGTAAAGACCACAGCTTCAAACGGTGTCGTGTGGTGGTTGCGCCAGAGGTAATTGATCAGCTTCTCATCGCCACTTTGATCCTCACCCGCGCGCCATGCAGCGTCGTACGATACGCGAGCGGCGCGAACCACAGAAAGGTCGCTGCCCATACTGTCTATAAGGCGTACGAAACCATGGTTGAGAACGTCAATCTTGTCCATCTCTCTTCTTTCTTTGTTCAAGTGCTGCGTTGATGATACGTTCAGGCGCTCCTGCTGTATTGTGATGGCCAGCGTGCCAATAAGAATGATTATAGACCTTTTCAACACCGAACATCACTTCTTTCTTACGTTCAGTGATTCGTAAGGGTTTATTATCGTCATCAAAAGTTACAGTGAATTTTCTATCTTTGATCGTAATTGTCTCCGTCACCATTGCAGTCTCTCCAATTTCCAATAGCCATAGACGCAACGATTACCTCCACGCGAACAGTCGTGGGTATCGTGAATGACTCCGTCAACTACTGCGGTAAGATGCTTGCTGACGGACACTACCAATCCCCCGGAGGGAAGTTCGTTTGCCCGCAAATGAACTCTACAACCAGATCCAATGAACATAGTCGGAGTCCAGATGAAGTTAAGACTCTCCATGTAGCGTTTGAATAAAACGCTCGTGGTATAGATACCATAGAATGCGCTGTGAATGCCCGCTGTCCTACGACTCTTTGTCTTGGGCATTGTGGCGTTAATCCACGCCATGTCGCTATAGACTTTAGAGTATGGTATACCACTAACGATTGCAATCGAACGAGTGACGCAATCGCCTGCCTTGCCTGTGTATCCGTAGGCAGCTCGACCACCGTCATTTCTAACCCAGTGAGTCATACTTGTGGTGCCCCCGTTGTATGCGATGACACCACAAGTGTAGCAGCTTCTTAGTGGTGGTGCAAGCCGAATTATGGCTCGTTGGCTAGATCGATCTCCGAATGATTGTCAAATTCGATTCCGATCTCAGCTGGGAATTCGATAAATACTTCTTCGAGTTCAGCACTTTCCCAGGCGCTAAGCCAGGCGTCGACACTCGACCCAGTATCGCCTTCTTTCCAATCGTCAGACTTGTCTTCAAAATCTGAACGTTTTTCTTCAGCAACCGTTTCGACGAATGAACGTAGTTCGTTTAGATACTTATTGTATTCGTCAAATGTCTCTTGAAGAGGATTGCAAAGTTTACTCATTTCCTCGTTATAGGTATTGATAGCCGTTGTGAGTTCGACATATTTCGCAGTGAGAGCGGTCTTTAGACGTGCGAATTGATCTTCCTCGTTCTTTGTCAGTTTGAAGGCCATTGTCTCTTCTCCGTTAGAATGGGATTTCCGTATCCAGCTCAGTCTTCTTTAACGTAGTCAGGGAGGAAACGATTGTTGGAACCTCGTCTGACATCTCCTCCGTTCCGAAGGCAGTGCCATCGAAACAGATGGCCATAATCTCCGGGTACGGATTCTTGTTAACCCAGACGCGAATGTGCGTTGGGTGATTGATTTCGTCGAGGCGGGTAAGAGCCTCATTCACTGTGGTGGGCACAGGAGAATTTAATGTATCATTCCATTTTGATTTCATTCTTACTTTCCACCAAGACTTCGCACGACGTTGGGCGAAGGCGTTACTATTCTCTAAGGTTACAAACTCGGTATACATTTTCAGACCACAGTAGTATGAGACGCGCATCGATACGGAACCCCCGCCGTGCTTCTCATGTCGTGCTGCACTAATGTGATCTACTTTGAATACTTTCGTTATAGGAAGCTCTCCTTTCAGTGGACTGATAGAACTTGCTGACTGGACGATATTGAGTTGGAACTTAAATTCGTTGCCACAATGTGGGCAGATACGAACACTAGCGTGAACGTATGTCTGACAGACATCACAGAGTTTAACTGGCGCATCGCCCGTTCCCTTTGACTTGGGTGGCGTGGGAATTACAGGGTCATTGATTGGCCCTAGGCGGCGCGTGTTACCTGCATAGTCTAGAACTAGACAGTCAAGTTTGCCGCTGGCTTTAATTGCAGCCATACGCTGTTCTAGTGTCTCACTATTAAATCCCGGAGGATAGACGGGCCGTGTACCGCGTCCCAACATCTGAACCCACAATACTGTAGACATAGTAGGTCGTAGAACAATAATCATGTCAACTGTGGGATCGTCGTATCCCGTTGTCAAAATGTTGTTGTTGACTAGCGCACGAAGTCTACCGGCGCGGAAATCCTTGATCATCTTATCGCGATCTTTTTTATCAACTTTACTATGAACACAGTCTGATGGGACACCCATCTCATTTAAGATTGTGTTGATGTGTTCTGCGTGTTCAATGCCCGCACCAAACACTAACCATTTTTTACGATCTTTGCCAAGCTCGAGAGCTTCTTTAATTGCAGCAACGGTGATCTCATGTTTGTCGACTGCGATTTGTAGATCTTTTTCAATGAACTCCCCGCCGCGTAGGTGGACTCCATCTACGTTAAGCTCGGTCTTTGTCTTCTTAGGGATCAGCGGGACAAGATAGCCCTCAGCGATCAACCTATTGAAGCTGTGGTAGTTTGTTATGTCGAAGCAGAAATCTGTGAAGACACTTGGATGTAATTTTCCAGCCTTGTCTAGATAAGGATCAGTTAGCTTTCCATGTCCCATGCGCCAAGGAGTAGCAGTAAGACCTATGACACGTAGATTTGGATTGATTTTTGTCAATGCATCAATAAAGCTTTGATACATTGTATTGCCGCGTGGGCTAACGAGATGAACTTCGTCAATGATGATTAAATCTACATGTCCGAAGATCTCAGGCTTTCTCCAAACGGAAGCAATACCTCCTAATGTGATAGACTGTCTAGAATTCTTTTGTCCGAGTCCATCGCTATAGATACCAACGGGGGCATCTGGCCACAGTGCGATTAGCTTTTCATAGTTTTGTTGAATCAATTCTTTAACGTGAGTCAACAGCATGACTTTTTGAAATGGAAAGGTCTTAAAGATACCTTCGAGGAAACGAGCATTGACAATTGTTTTGCCACTGCCGGTAGGCATTGCAAGAATTGGATTTCCAGTCTTATGGGTTTCAAAGTAAGCCCATATGCTGTTGACAGCTTCGGTTTGGTATTGTCTATCGATAAACGGTTTCATAGAAAGTGACTCGCTACCTTGTAGAACTGGCATCCAACTAACTGCTTCTCCTGCGTTAGTATAGCATGGTTCGTGGGGTGGGTGCAAGCCCATCGCCCTGCCGATTCGAGCTGAACATATTTGCAGGTGCGGCAGTTCCTATCCGGTGCTCGTTTCATATGGCAGACAGGCTTATGTTCGCACCAAGTACATTTCCAGAACCCAGGCGAGGTACTGAGCTTAGTTGGGGGTGTCGTAGCTTGTATCAGCTTCTCGCCTCTCTCAATATACTGGTCAGCATGCTCAGGATTAAGAGTAATGACTTCGATATAAAGGTCGTCAGTATTTTTATTGACCGCCATATAGAGACAAGAGGCTAGGCCCATCTTGCGCATGTAAATCTGCGCTTGAACAAAGTGTTCTGGTTTAGCATCGCGGACACCTTTTCCCTTAAAGTGACCTTCATGAGCTAGATATGCCCTCCACTCTTCCAGTTTTCCCGCTAGTTCGATAAAGGATCTTTCGTTATGTGTCTTTGCTTCGATAAGAACAGGATTATTGTTATAGTATGTCACCCCGTCGCCGCTTCCACCACCATGACCGTCACCGAAACCAATACGAAACTGCTTTCCTTCTGCATCCTGCTGATAGACAGGCATTCCAATCATAAGGAGCATTGCAATGAAACGAGCTTCCTCAATATGACCACGATTGAACAGACGAAGCATGCGACCTTGAAACGCTGCTTTGGTTGCCCATCGAAAACTATACCATACAGCACGACCACAATCATGACCGAGTTGAGATGCGCCCATGTGACTTCGATGGGATTCTTCAGCGTCCCTGTATGCATCTGACATGTTTGGGAGTACCCGACCAAGCCAACCCCTGTAGGAGGCTCCTTGATCAATCGCAATAGCCTTGTCGATAGCAAGACATAGGTCTCGAGCAATGTCAACCATTAAGATTTGTCCTTATTTAAGGCATCGCGGATCGCTTGCTTTAATTCTTCATTCGGTGCAAGTAGACCATAATCAGTCTCTCTCCACCAACGTTGTCGCAATAAGAGTGGGAGTTTGGCCCATTGTTCTTTTGTCATCTCCCAACTCATTATCTATCTCCATTGAAGAACAAGGGGCCCTGCGAACACAGGACCCCTTGAGATGGTTACGTTCAATTACGCAGGCGGCCTGGCCCAAGGCGGCTGAGCCTGTTGAGCAGCAGTAACAGCAGGATCCTGAGGCTGTTGGACAGTCTGAGGAGCCTGCTGAGCCGGAGTGGGTGCAGCGAACCCAACCGGCGCAGGCTGTTGTACGGGCTGCTTTGGGGGTTCGGCGTACTGTGCCGGCTGTTGCTGCTGAGGTGCCTGCTGCGGCTGCTGGACCTGCTGCGGAGCCTGCTGCTGCGGAGGCTGTCCCCAAGGCTGTTGCGTCTGGGGTTGCTGCCAACCACCGTTCGGAGGAGCAGCCTGCTGCGGAGGTTGCTGATAGACCGGCTGCTGTGGAGCAACCTGTTGCTGAGGAGTCCACGGCTGCTGTTGAGGCGCTTGCTGTGGTGCCTGTTGAGGTGCCCAACCGGTGGGTGCCTGCTGAGGTGCTCCCTGTGGTGCAGCACCGGGCTGAGCAAGAACGCCCGGAACGACATAGTTGATGGGCTTGTAGCTTTTGATCTCCGACTTGTCGTCGTAGACACCGTTGGGGTCTTTTATGGTCTTGATGCGCCCCTTCAGCGGAATGTTGTGGAGTTGCTGCGTGTCCTGCACGAAAGGCATATTGAGGGCAGCGCAGATTGCACTCAGTTCGCGGTTTGCAATCTCCATCGTCTGGATATTGGTATGCCGCATGTTCAGACCAGTGAACACTTTGCGTCCCTGGTGCGGTCCATCGATGATGGAGAAACGCAGAACAAGGCGCAGGTGGTTGGGGTTGCCGTCTTTCGTCGGCATGGCGTTAGATTCGTCGATGACGAAATTGTACCAGCCTTCCGGGACGACGTCATTGTCGAGCGGAACAAACTGGCGTGCGTCAAAATTGAGCTGTACTATGACAGCCTCCTATGTCTTGCGCTGATTTGCGCGTTGCTCTTTCTGAGTTGCCCAACGACAGTTGGACAATTCATAGTTTCCGTTAACCTCTTCTCTTTCTAGAGTTAAGCCTTCGGGGCGTGAACCCATGTCAGCTAAGAAGTTCCGGTAGTCCATCCAACGGTCGCATATTTTAATTCCTCGACCGCCGTAGTCTTTGTATCTTGAGTCGTTTGGATTCAGACAACGACTTTTCATCGCAGCCCAACTTGAGTAAGTTCCACTATTGATGTCACCGTGTTTGAAGTAAGTTGGTACTCCTTTTCGTATTCTACTCCAGTTGCATGTACAACTCTTTACTCTTCCAGTTCGAAGATCGCTTGCTGCTACAATTTTCTCTTTGCTGCAATCGATACAACGGACTCGAACAGCTTTTTGTGTCTTACCTATTCCATTCGAAACAGGATCAGCTTCGCTGATCACTATTATGCGACCGTATGTATCTCCAATATTCATGAGCCAAGGATCTTGTTGAAGACATAGCTTAGATGCGGAGGCTCCACATTTGCGAGGGCCCCGCTTCTATCCTTCGCCTCAAACTGAAGGTCAGGTTGCGTTTGCAGGAAACGAAACTCCTGCTGAGTCGTTGGATCTTTCCCAACCCCAAGACGAAAGACTTCGTCGAAGAAGTAAGGTAGCTTCGGTCCAAGTTTAGCGCCCGGCATTGACGGACCGTACTTAACGATGCCAGATAATTCATCCTTCATCGGCTCCATCTTTGCGGAGACGAGTACGTTCTTACCTTGGAGATCCCGGAAGGCTCTGATTAAGGTTTCCATTTTTTCGATCAGTTCCCCGTAGGCCTGTCTTGGATCTTTCACTTGTCGCTTGGCATTGTTGAGAACAACTTCACCAATCTCGGTTATGCTGTCTAATCCAACGCTCTGGAAGTTACGAGCTTCTGCACTTTGTAGACACCAGAGATGTGCGTCTCGTAAGTCGTCTGCCGTCTTAATGGTAATGATCGGCATATTGTAACAGATAGATTGATCATTACCAAATAGACGTCTCAGGTTAGATTCGCGAAGAGATAGCAAACCGGACTCCGCAGAGATCAGAACCGGAGTTGGGAGTGTGGCAGTAAGAACTGTTTTCCCAACTCCCGCACCCCCGTAGACAAGCACTTTGATTCCATTGGAGAAAGATTCCTCGGAAGCGGTAGAGAACTGAAGTGGCATCAAGTACTCCTTTTTGGAATGACAATATCGAGCCCAGGCATGCCCGGCTTGATCACAAGTACTTGGTCAAACAAGAGGCGCTGCTCGTCGGTAAGCTGACGGTACTCTTTGATTGAAACCTCAGGCTTCCATCTAACCAACTTC